CAAATGTAACAGTTTCCCCTGAGTGGACAGAAATAGACTCAGGAAGAACAGGTGCAGTAAAGTATAGAACTGAAAGATTTAATTATGATGGTAGCGAAAAGATTATCTTTGTTGATGGCGACAACGCACCTGTAGTTTTTAATGCTTCTTTTAGTGCTACTGATGTAACTACTACTGCAGTTGTAGGTTCTAAGTTTATTGCCTCTTTTAAATCTCATATGTTTTATGCAGGTAAATCTACTACACCAGAAGAGTTAATATTTAGTGCACCTTTTAATGAAGATGATTTTACTTCTGGTAATGGTGCAGGTAGTATTAGAGTAGACGATACTATCACAGGAATGAAAGTATTCCGTGATTCATTGTTTATATTCTGTGAGAATAGGATATTTAAACTGGTAGGAAACACTTCTAGTGATTTTCAAATGGTTCCCGTTACTAGAAATATTGGTTGTCTTAATGGTGATACTATACAAGAATTTGCAGGAGATTTAATTTTTCTTGCAGCAGATGGTCTTAGAACTGTTGCCGCTACTGCAAAGATTGGTGATACTGAACTTGGTACAATAAGCCGTAACGTTCAAAGTCTTTTTGATACAAATATTATTAACTCCTCTCTCTTTGAAAGTGTAGTTATAGCTGATAAGACACAGTACAGAATCTTCTTTACAAAAGATGGACAAGCTGATAACATTACAAGATGTGTTGTATGTGTTAAAAAAGAACAGGGCTATGAGTTTTCAGAAATACGAGGCTTTAAACCTATTGTTACAGATACACTTGTAAGAGCAGGAGATGTATTAGTATTACACGGAGACTCTGCAGGATTTATACACAGACAAGAAAAAGGCGATACCCTAGATGGTATACCAGTACTAGGACGATACAGAAGCCCTGATTTAAGTTTTGGAGACAGTGGCATACGTAAACATATGCAAAGAGTTATTCTTAACTTTAAACCTGAATCAGCTATAAGTGCAGACTTATTAATAAGATATGATAATGAAAACAACCAGTCTGCTAGACCACCACCGTACTCTATTAGTTCTACAGATGTAGCTTCTCAATTTGGAATAGCTTTATTTAGTACTGTTAGTAGTGCAGTAAGAAATGTGTTTGGAGGGCCTTCACAGCCTCTCTTAAGACAACCAGTAGAAGGCTCCGGTTTTTCTACGGTTTTAAGAATAAATGACAATGGTGAATCTAGACCATATTCACTAAAAGGGTTTCAGCTAGAATACCAATTAGGAGCAAGACGTTAAATGGGTGCTACATACACAAGACAATCTACATTTACTGATGGCGATGTTATCGACTCGGATCTGTTTAATAATGAGTACGATCAGCTATTGGCTGCTTTTGCCTCTAGTACAGGTCACACACACGATGGTACAGCAGGTGAAGGTGGGCCTATCACAGGTTTAATAACTGACGGTGTTGTATTTGGTACAAACACTGGTGATATTACATTGACGTGGAATGCGGGTAGTAACGATGGTTTAATTACTTGGAAAGAAGACGAAGATTACTTTGAGTTTAATGATGATTTACTTATTGTTACTAATGAGAAAATACAGTTTCGTGATACTGCTATTTATATTAACTCTTCCGCTGATGGTCAACTTGATATTGTAGCTGATACAGAGATACAAATTGCGGCTACTACTATTGATATTAATGGTAACGTAAACGTAAGTGGTACGCTTACTATTGGTGGTGCAGGTATATCTGAAGCAGAGCTAGAGATACTCGATGGTGCTACAGTAACAACTGCAGAGCTAAACATCCTTGATGGTGTTACTTCTACTGCATCTGAAATTAACATCCTAGATGGCGTTACAAGCACTTTTACTGAACTTAATCTTTTAGATGGAGTAACTAGTACAACTGCTGAATTAAACATTTTAGATGGAGTTACATCTACTGCGGCTGAGTTAAATATTCTTGATGGAGTTACATCTACTGCCGCTGAGTTAAACATACTAGACGGCAAAGCTTTTCTTGATGAGGATAACCTTGCTAGTAACTCAGCTACTGGTATTGCTAGTCAACAGTCTATCAAAGCATATGTAGATGGTGTTACCACAACCAACATTACCGCTACAGGTGCATTGAATAGTGGTTCTATAACGTCAGGCTTTGGTACTATAAACAATGGCTCATCTACTATAACTACAACTGGTGCTATAACAGGCGGTAGTTTTGTAATAGGTAGTGCTGATATTAATGAGAATGATTTAGAAAGTATTGATAGTATTACTGCTGGTACAGTATCCGCTTCTAAAGCTGTCGTAGTAGACTCAGACAAAGACGTAACAGGTTTTCGTAACATAACACTTACTGGCGAGTTAGATGCTGGTTCATTAGATGTTTCTGGAAATGTAGATGTTGACGGTACTTTAGAAACTGATGCATTATCTATTAATGGAACTGCAGTTACAAGTACGGCAGAAGAACTTAACATATTAGATGGTGTAACAGCTACCGCAGCAGAACTTAACATTTTAGATGGAGTCACTTCTACTGCGACTGAGTTAAACATCCTAGATGGTGTTACTTCTACTGCAGCAGAGCTTAACATCTTAGACGGTGTAACTAGTACAGCAGCAGAACTTAATATATTAGATGGTGTTACTTCTACAACAGCAGAACTTAATATTTTAGATGGAGTAACATCTACTGCATCGGAACTAAATACACTCGATGGTATTACTGCAGTCGTAGGTGAGCTTAATGCATTAGACATAGGGTCTACTGCAATAGGTACAGCAGTAGCTTCTAAGGCTGTTATACTAGACGCTAATAAAGACTCTACAGGTATTCGTAATCTTACACTTACTGGCGATCTTACTATAGGTGGTGATGATCTTGTAATGGCTACCAATACTGCAGGTATGCTTTTAATTGCTGACGGTACAAACTTTAATCCAACTGCTGTGTCTTCTCTAAGTGAGATTAGTACAGCTGCAAGTGGTGATATTTTCTTAGCAATAGACGCATCTGGTGGAGGACTTAAAAAAATTACTAGAAGTACTGTCATTGCTGGTACAGGTTCAAGTGGAGACTTATCTAATGTAGTTGAAGATGAAACACCACAGCTAGGCGGAAACCTAGACATGAATGGTAAAGATATTATTACAACTTCTAATGCTACACTTGACTTAGCCCCTAATGGTACAGGTACTGTTGTTGTACGAGGTAATACTAATTCGGGTGCTGTTGTATTTAATTGCGAAAGTAATAGTCACGGTCAAAAAGTATTTGGTCAACCTCACTCCGCAAGTGTAACTAATACTCTAATGCTACCTGCAGGTGCTAACTCAACTTTAGTGTCTCTTGTATCCGAAGACACACTAACTAATAAAACTTTAACCTCTCCTAAAATTAATGAAAATGTTGCATTAACATCAACAGCTTCAGAGCTAAATGTCCTAGATGGTATTACTGCCGTTGTAGGCGAGCTTAATGCTTTAGATATTGGTAGTACAGCAGTAGGTACTGCAGTTGCATCTAAGGCCGTAATACTTGATTCAAATAAAGACTATACTGGTATTAGAAATTTTACTATTACAGGTGACTTATCTGTTGCTGGTACAACTACAGTTGTAGACTCTGTAACTATGACAGCTAGTAATGCTGTAGTCTTTGAAGGCGCTACTGCAGATGCACATGAAACTACATTAACTACTGTTGATGCTACAGCAGACAGAACTATAACCTTACCTAACGTATCAGGTACTGTACCTGTATTAGCGGCTGCATCCAATACAGCAATTACTTCTACTCCTGCTGAGTTAAACATCCTAGATGGTGTTACTTCTACTGCAGCAGAACTTAACATCTTAGACGGTGTTACAAGTACAGCCGCTGAGATTAATCTTATTGATGGTGGTACATCTAGAGGAACTACAGCCATAGCAGATGGTGATGGTGTACTGATAAATGATGGTGGCACAATGCGAATGACTAAAGTAGAAACGCTTTCTACTTATATGTCTGGGAAAAGTGTTGGTGGTTCTGCTATTGTTACTACAGGTGCATTGAATGCAGGTTCTATTACTAGTGGGTTTGGTACTATTGATACAGGTAGTTCTGCTATCACTACTACAGGACTTATCTCTGGTGGGTCTTTAGATATAGATAACGTTCTTATTAATGGTACAACTATTGGACACACAGATGATACTGATCTGATGACAGTAGCTGACGGTTTACTTACTGTTGCTGGCGAAGTACAGATGACTACACTAGATATTGGTGGTACTAATGTTACTTCTACAGCAGCTGAGTTAAACATCTTAGATGGTGTTACTTCTACAGCAGCTGAGTTAAACATCCTAGATGGTGTTACTTCTACTGCAGCAGAACTTAACATATTAGATGGTGTAACATCTACTGCGGCTGAACTTAACATTTTAGATGGAGTTACTTCTACTGCAGCTGAACTAAACGCTTTAGATGGTATCACTGCTGTTGTAGGTGAACTTAACGCTTTGGACATTGGTAGTACAGCAGTAGGTACTGCAGTTGCAAGTAAAGCAGTCATACTAGATTCTAACAAAGATTATACTGGATTACGGAACTTAACAATTACAGGTGAGTTAGATGCAGCTACCTTAGATATTAGTGGAGCTATTGATGTAGCTGGTACTACTAACTTAGATGTTGTTGATATTGACGGTGCTGTTGATATGGCATCTACACTTACAGTTGCAGGGCAAGTAAAGGTAACATCGTCTAGTGCAAGTGCAGTCGCATTTTCTGTTGGGGATGCTGGCACAGGTTTCTTTAATACTGGTACTAATTCTATTGGGCTAGCTATTAATGGTACTAGTAAGCTACAGGTAGATAATAGCGGTAATGTGGCGGCTGTAGGCACAGTCACAGCCAACGCTGGTGTGGTTGTAGATAACATAACCATTGATGGTACTACAATAGCACTGTCTTCTGGCGACTTAACACTAGACGTTGCAGGAGATATTGTCCTTGATGCTGATGGTGGTGATATATTTCTTAAAGATGGTGGTACACATTATGGTAGTATAAAAAGAAATAATGGTGACTTACAAATCCATAGTGAAGCAAGTGACGAAGATATGTTATTTGTAGGCAACGATGGCGGTTCAGCTATAACAGCCCTCACCCTTGATATGAGTGCGGCTGGTGCGGCTACGTTTAACAATGACGTTACTGCCTTCTCTGATGAACGGCTAAAATCTAACATAACCACAATCCCTGATGCCTTATCTAAAGTAACAGAGATGCGAGGCGTACACTATGTGCGTGATG